ATGGCCCTGCTTTGCCCATTCCCGCGCAGTGGGTGAGCCTTCCGTCCCGGCGAACTTGCCGGCATCGTCCCTTGGATGGTCACCTTCGATGAAGGCAGCGTCGTAGTCATAGACCGTTCTGCCGTCCATGATCGTGCACCTGGCACCGCAGCGGCCTTCGTCGACCAGAGCCACATGGTTGCAGAAGATGCTTTTCTGCCTGCCAAGCCCCGGCGCGGTCTGTTCATAGAAAGCATTGTAACCAACCGAGATTGCCCGCTTTCCCTTGCGAACAGCAGCGATACCGCGCCGAGTGGTGAAGACCAGATCAGCCAGCAGCAGGTCGTCGTGCACACCTGTGCCGCGGCGTGGATTGGCGATGTAGCCAATCGCCAGGTCTGAATAGTTGTCGGGACCTACTGGCTCGAAGGGATGGTCATCGACCAGCGGCTTGCCATTGAACGAGCGGATGCTGTCGGGATGGAAGACCTCGGATGCCTCGCGGTCGACATGCACACGACCGCCGGCATCGCCCTGCAGGGGCGGCACCTCGTTCTCCCAGTATATCTGTGTGCCAGTGCGCGCGATAGGAACGTCGCGGCAGACCAGATAGCCCTCTGCCGTTTCGTCCTGATGCGGGCTTAGACGCGTAATGGTGTGCCAGTCCACGTCTTCACCTTGCCATCGCGCGAGATGGTAATGCGCACTGTATCCACACCGGTGATCGTGCCCTTATTCTTCGAGGCATAGAACACCTGTTCACCCTTCTCCTCGCCGTAGGTCTCGCGCATGTTCTCCAGTATCTTCTCCCCCTTCGCCGTCAACGGCATGTCTGGACCTCCTTTTCAGCCTGAAGACGACAATGGCACCAACTGCCCAGACGAGCCAGCCTAGCTGGACGATCAGCAGCTCATCGCCGAAGAACCGGTGCGGCTCAGTCCAGATCACCACAACCAATGCGCACCCGCCAGCCGGTAGAGCAGCACGATCACGCAGAGCAGCACGACCACCAGTTTCAGGATGGGGTCGATCAGAACTGGCCCGCGGGCAACGATCACCACAAGATCGATCAGCCAGCAGACCAGCCAGGCAACAGCCGCGTAGACGATCGCGACTTCCTGCACGGACTACGCCTCGCGCGCCGGCTGTGCGGAATGATGCTGGTTGCGGGCAGGCGGCTTCGGCGCTTTTGTCTCAGTTGCCGACTGATCGCGCTGTGCCAGTGCCTGCTGGGCACGCTCACGGGCCGCGGCTTCGCGCTCATCATGCAGCTTACGCGTTTCCGCGTCCATGGCCTCGAGGTCTTCGTTCGACAGCATAACCTTGACCTGACGCCCAGTCGCGCCCATGCCGGATGCCTCCATCGTCGCTACCTCCAAAGAGGCATCCATAGCTCCCGGCGCATCCTGCATATGCGCCTGTGTATACCAGTGATCGACGACATTCATTGGCACGTTGGAGTAAATCCCTGGCTCGGGAAAGACATAGGTGTCGAAGCCGTCGGTATCAGGCTCATCGAGAGACACAACGCACGGCGACGTCATGGTGATATCCGGCATGTCAACCTCCTTCAGGTATGATCGGCAGCGCCACGCACCTGCAGTTGAAGATTTGCCCCGGGTGCGAGTGGTAGTCGGGCGGGTCGGAGAGCGGTGGCTCACTCCACTTCTGCACGGTGTGATTGAGCCGTTTATGAGAGGGGCGCACCTTCCAGTCACCGGCGGTTTCCCAGATGTAGCTGTCGGCACCGACATACTCGGCACGTGCCTGCACCAGGACAGAGGCAGAGCGCGCCGTCTCGGTTCTGGCGATCAGGGTGGCACGGTTCTTCAGCCACGAGGCCGTCGCCTCTGGATGTGCCACTTCGAGTGCCTCGGCAATCTCACCATAGCGCTCGGGATAACGCGCGGAAGTCTCCAGTGCTGCCATGGAGGTTTCCTGCACCCTCTCAGCCGCATCTTTGGGCAGGCTGGTGATCAGGTCCACCTGCTCGGCCAGTAGGTCCAGCATAGTCTCGCCGGTAGGAGCCGTCAGCAGTTCATGGCGTAGTGCGCGGCTCATTTCCTCGGTGTGCAGCTTCCAGGCAGTGAGGTTACGCTTCTCGACTTCCTTCAGCATCCGCCAGGCCGTGGCCCTCGCCCATTCACGTGTGCCATCCGCGTAGCGCCGCAGCATCTCGGCCAGAGCATGTTGCTTATGCGCCGGCACGATGCCATTCTCGGAGTAGTGCTCAACAATGCGGGCGATCTGTCTGGCATACTGCCGCAGGGCCGCGCCATAGGAGGCTTGGGCATTGCGTGCCTTGGAGAACTTTTCCCGCTCAGGCCGCGGCTCGACCTTATCCTCGATCACTCTGTGCCGGCTTCCTTGACCGGCATCTTGGCCTTAGGCACAGTTGCTTTGGGCACACCGGCACCCAGGTTACCGCCGGCGCCATTCGCCTTGCCGGGTCCACCAGGCATGCCGCCCATCATAGGATCAGGCTGTTCCCAGGGTGGCGGTGCGGCTTCGCTTTCCTCAATGTCCTCGTCGGTGATATTGGTAAACCGCCCGGTCTGGATAGATGCCTGCTTTAGTTCCTTGAGAGCGATCTGGGTGGTGATGATGCCGCTGTCGTGCGCTGACTTTACTGTCTCAGTGTCGCGCTGCGCCACCTCAGCCTTCTCCATCTCGTTCATCTGATAGAGGCTGTTGAACGAAAAAGTGAAAGTGTCGGGTGGCTCGCTGCCCAGCACCGAGCGCCACAGCACATCGAATACCCGGGTGAGTGGCCGGCGCAGGCGCGCCTCCTGCTGGGCTTTGATCATGTCATAGTAGAAACGCAGGTCGCTCTCACCCGTGGCATTGAGGCCAGCGGGTGATTGGCCGAACAGGCGCACGAGTGGGATACCCAGAGCACCCGACAACTGCTGGCCGAGAATCAGCAGGGTTTCCGGAATACCAGCGAAGGTATAGGAATGCGTCTCGAACTCGTCCTCAGCGTCGATGATGGTCAGCCCCTCGATGGACTGATACTTGCGCATCAGGTCCATCAGTTTATGGAACTTCTCCGTGAGCTGGCTGTTGAAGGCCACGATGTTGCGGTAGTCCTTGACCTTGTAGGTGCGAAGGTATGCTTTGTAGAGCAGCTGGGCAGCGCCCATGGTGCCGCTGTCAAAAGCAACGAGCCGGTCATTCAATCTTTCGATCACCGACATACCCCAGAGGTTCTCAGTGATGCGCTGATTGAACGGCAGCTCGATGCCGTCGATCCTGACCACGCGGGAATAGTGTATGCGCAATTGTGGTAGGTAGGGGTTCTGCGCCACCAGGTCATAATACTCGGGCTTGCCGTAGTCAGGTCCGAAGTCGCGCACCAGACGCTGATAGCTCGGCTGCACCATCCAGCGGTCGAGCACGAGGAAGCCTTTGAGGCTGTCCTGGTCGACACTCTCGGGATCGAGCGGGGTCGAGGTGTCCTGACCGTCGATCATCATGACCATCAGGGCACCACCATACAGGCGCGACCACTTGATGGTTTCGCACAACGACTGCCACAGGGACAGCTCGTCCATCTTGGTATTCAGCTTCTCGATGTCATCCGGCACCGTGTCGGAGTTCATCTGCACGCCGGCCCGCGTCATATCATCCGCCACAACGTCGACGGCGGCACCGACCAGCCACGAGCCACGATACATCCATTCCAGCTTCTGGCGCAGGCGCGTGATCGGCTGGTAGTTGTAGGTGGTCTGTGACAGGAGGTTGTCGGCACCGATGCCGATGCGCGCGGCAAAGTTCTCCACCGAGTCATTGGTGACGGCGGCTATGGCACCGTCCCAGGTATTGGAACCAGCGCGCACCCTGATGCGTGGTCGGGTTGTTTCGCTCATGATTAACGCTTCCGCAGACTGCTGACCGCTTCCCAGAACTCACGCGACGCCTCGGTGAGCGACAGACCCTCGGGTATCGTCACCTCGCCGGTTTCCAGATTGATCTGGATACCACATGAGCCAAATGTCAGGTATGGCATAGGTGCTATCCGCAAGGTGCCGTAGGAGACTGGAAGACCATTGATCATAGATTTGCCCATACATTCATGCTATTCGCTGCCACTAGCTGGAAGCCGCGCGCGGTCGAGTCCGCCTCGTCGTCATGCGGAAGTTCGGGGAAACCCTCCAGCTGCATGAACCAGCGCTCGTTCCATTCTCCGCGAAGAACAAGCACATTGCCTGCCTCGGCCTGGGCAGAGAAGGCAGAGAACCTGGTGATCTTGTCACCGGTCTCGGTCGAGTATTCCACGGCGTAACCTGCCAGCATGCGGACCAGCGAAGCGATCTGACTTTTGCCAGCCTGCCCTGGGTCCTGCGGCAGCCCGACCCTGCAGCCATGGCCATCCTGGCTCGAGATGTTTAGCAAGCGGCGCTCGACCTCAGCCGGCGATCCACGAAAAGCAACATTGTCAAGCACGACGTAGGTGCCGTCCATTAGCCTGCCGATCTTGGTGCCGGTGGTCCAGTCAGGATCGGTGTCGGCCGTCTCAGGGGTTGCCGCCAGGTCCCAGCCGCGACCCATCAACACGATGGGCGGCAGGATATCGACCACTTTGCACCATGAGCGGTTGAAGTAGAGGCCAGCCCGCGGGCTGATCTTCCAGTTGCCATTGAGCAGACGTTCGCGCTCGACCTGCGGCAAGGCCATGAGGTTGCCGTAGTATTGCGGATCGGCGCGCATCAGTGCCGGGTTGTCGGACAGCTTAGCAGCGATGAAGGTCAGGCTCTTGATCGCCTCCGGCCCGTAGCCGGTCGCCAGCATGGCCTGGCGCTTGGTGTCATACCAGACCAGGTTGTCGTCCTCACCACGCACAAAGTAGCGGATGACCCCACTGCGCTCAAGCAGCGGATAGCCGGTATTCTGGTCAATCCACCAGGCGATCAGATCAGCCACCCAACTGCCGGCATCGGCATTGCAGCTTGCGCGGATATACGGCCGCACCCCCGTGGTGCCGCGGTTGCGCGACAGCAGATAGAAGAACTGATAGCGCGTGAAGGTGGTCAGCTCGTCGAAGCAGATGCATGGCACCTGACTGCCGTGCCAGTCCAGCACGGTCTGGTCATATTCGAGGTGCGACAGTTTCACCGAACCACGACCAGGCCACGTCCATTCCAGCCGGTGCTGAATGGGCACACCACGCGAGTGCGGATACAGCTTCATCGTCTCTGACCACAACCCGCCGGGGCGGCGCAGATCAGTGGTGTTGCGGCGGAACATCACCGCATCGAAGCCAGGCACACTCGATGGATAACGCATCGACTCAAGTAGCAGACCAAACGACTTCCCCGACCCCGCCGCACCTCCGTATATGCAGATGTCCGCACTAGAGTTGAGGAAGGCGGTCTGCGGACCCGCCTGCGGCATAATGCGGTTGTGTTCAAGCGCGATGCTCATTCGTGACGCATATGGTAGTAGTTCAGCGCAGCCACGATCTCAGTTGCCGCATAGAACCGCACATTGCGTGCTATTACATGCGAAGAACCGGCAAGGTGGTTGTCCTCAATATCATACATTGCATCCGCCAGCCTCCGGTCGTCGGCGCGGATCATCACATAGCGTGGACGAGGATCATCCATTATGCCGCTTCCTCCGCCGTCCCCTCTATCTCAGGCGGCAGGTCTTCGGGTTCGTCGCGGTGGTTGGGTGGCAAGTAGAAGTGCACAACATCGTCGCGCTCCGGCGGATCAAGCAGCTGATCCTCGCGTGACATCCTCCATTCATCGCGGCGGTTCGCCAGCCAGAACTTGATAGCGGAGATGTTACCTGCCAGAGCCTGTTCCGTCAGCACAGCGCCGATCCTGGCGCTGATCTGCTCGAAGCCGGTCGCCAGTTCCTTCTTGAAGTGTTTGCGCAAGGTCGGCAGCGAGACATCCATGACAAGTGCGATGGTCTCGACCGAGTTGCCGTTCGCCCGCATGACCATAACCTGGCGGCGATGGTGGTCCTCGACCACATAGTTGACGTTCCGGCCACGGCTCACCAGCACCTTGGAGGAACCGTTGAAGTTGTCCGGATCGTGCCTGACCCTTGCCGTCCCGCCCATCTTCATCACCTCAAAATTAGCAGGTTGCGGCTCTGTATCTCAGCCCGTGTTGGCCGGTTGAAAGTCATCAGCTCCACCCAGACCAGATCGCCCTTGCTCGAGGCCACCACACCGGTCATTCCTTTGAATGATCCCTCAGTGATTTCCACCTCAGAGCCTGCCGGGATGACGGTATGCTCGTCGTTTACCAGCAGAGTGTCGAGACAACGTAGTATCAGATCGTTAACGATTTCATCGGGTATCGGTGTAGGATCGCCGAGTATCTCGATGACCCCAGGCGCACGTCTGATGCTCTCCTGCCATGGATCACGCACCACATTGAAACGAACGAACAGGTAGCCAGGGAACCACCGCCTGGTGACGATCAGATGCCGGCGCTTAGGCTGGCGGCGCTTGAAGGTCAGCAGTGTATATGCAATTGCACGGCGTCTCAGGACCCTGAGCAGTGCGGCTTCGACGTTGATGTGATAGCGTAATGCGTAGCAGGCCAGCCCGTCTTGCCAGCCGCAACCCCCCATATAGCGGACCCCCATTGTCCGTCGCCGCTGCCCATCCTCGACATGCCCTCGTCTGCCTACTTCATGTCAAGGCCAGCAAGCCGACGCAACTAGGGTGGAGCTTCTACACCGACCTTCGAAGACCCGTCCAGAGCAAGATGGCAGAAAGGTGACAGGACCAGGGTGAGTAACCAGTCACCTGTCGATACAGGTCTGACCTGTATCGCCTGTATCCATTTTTTTGTTTAATTGACAAGGACTTACGAGGCACAAGGGGGGTCGATACAGGTCGCTCGTATATATAAGGGTAAATCGGTACTACCTATAAGGTCTGATTTTTTCTTTCTTATTATATATAGATGTATCTAGTGTATCTAAACAGCCAAAAACCCCTGGGAGAGTAGGACTTTTGGCAGATACAGGTGACCTGTATCGACCTGTATCTGCTGTATCTGTGAACATTTAGTATTTCGTCCGCACTCTCGGCTGCTGCGAGGCATAGCGCTTGCCAACTTCGAGTGGTGACATCGAGGCATAGGTCTCGATCCGCCTGACGGCATAGAGCCTCATCAGGTCCTGGTTTGGCAGGCGTGCCGGCATCGACTTGCCATCCTTGCCAACCGGCACCTGCACAGCGCCGAACTTCTTCATCATGATACTTAGTTGTAGCTTGTTCGGTATCGGCGCATTGCGCGATAGCCGGTCGCTCTGCTTGAGGTTGACGAGATAGGTCAGAACATCATCCAGTTGCACCAGGTCGCGGCAGTCATCGCTGGTAATCCACTCCTTGACCACTGCCGCGACAGGTGGCAGGCTGGCGGCAACCATCTGCACCTTTGCCTCGGTCTCAGGTGCGATGCCGGCAATAGCAGCGCGGCGCTCTTTGCCCATGCTCTCCCAGCGCAGCTGTAGGAACCCGCGGATCAGATCGCCTGTCTCAGGTGCTCGCAACCAGGCGTTTGCCTTAGCATAGAACTCATCAGCACGACGATCCTCGCGCCCCTCCAGGACATACCAGCGGCGATCCTCCTGCGGAATAGCGATCGGCGACTCGTCATTGGACGAGATCACCCAGCCTGCCAGGTTCTCTGCGTCATATTTAGGCTCGCGTTTTTCATTGACCAGGATCGTCTCTGGAAAGTTCGACGTCACTTGCTTCAGCAGATCATAGGTATCACTGCCATTCATCGAACCGCGGGTCGTCGTATGCAGGTCGCTGACATGGATTAACCGCTTCTCGAGATGGGTGTTGAAAGTTCCTTCCAGGTCCTTACGACCGATTGTTGTAGCGTTACTGACACCACCCAAAGCGCGTGACAGACCATGGACAAACATATCTTTGCCGATGCCCTGGATCGATGAATAGAGGATGACACTCCATCCAGGTTTCTGCGCCGGTTCCATTACGATGAAAGCTGCCCAGTCAAGCAGCTTCCCAGCCAGTTCTGCCTTGCCATTGCACAGGTCATGCGCGATATCTAACCACACCTTAACCACTGCCGGTCCTTCGCGCTTTACCTGCTTGAGAATATGCTCGGGCACCTCCGGCAAAGGCCGCCACTTGTTGACTGCCTGACCGCAGATCAGTCCCTGCCCGGCACGCTTGACGAAGCGGGTATAATTCTTCACCGTGGTATTCTTCTTGAGCCATCCTATGAAGGTCGTCGGCGCGTGTGCTCCGATTGCCAGTTTCTTATGCAGGCTGCTGAGCGCGGTATTCAACCCACCTATCGAAAATGCCTCAGCGTGTTTGTGCGACCACCACCAGTCTCCTGCACTGACATGGCAGAGAGTAGCGATCACCTCGTTAACTGTCATACCCGCGAAGGTCCCGGCATCATCCGGCACCATAAGATGATCGCGCGGATCATCGTTATCATCATCAGGTCCGACTGAAAAGTTCTGGACATCCATCAGCGCTTCCCCCGTAACCATATGTCATTGAAGTCACCCTTGCCTGGATCAGGCCGGGCGATCCTGACCTTCTTGCCCTCCTGTTGCCATCGATGTTTCGCCCAGCGCGCGGCATCCTCGCCGACCTCTCCAGGGTCTGCGGCAATAATAACCTCGCGCACTTCAGTAGGCAGCACAACGCTGCTGCGCAGAGCACCGGCAACTACAGCTGACCAGGCAGGAACGCCAAGCATCTTCCCTAAGCTGGCGCTATTCTCGATACCCTCACCGATCACCAGCGGCTTGCCTGGGTCGTATTCTTCCAGACGTATCATGCCGCCCCAGTATGGACCCAGCGACGCCTTGGTAGGCTCGAGTTTCGCTTTGGCACCATCGGCACCAAGATAAATCCGGTGAATGGCGAGGAAGTTGCCGATGGTATCTGTCACTTGCGCCACCAAGGCCGGATATCTGCCGCCACCTGGATGCGAGACAGCTGAATGAAAGCGCAGCATCTCACTACCTGCCAGCCATGGAATACCACGGTGCTTCAGGTAACGCTCTGCCAGTGTGCCGCTAACCGGCTTGGCGTAATACCATATCGCCCATGCCCGTGTGCGGTTCTTATCCGCCTTCGCCTTCTTCACGGCAGGATCGACCTTTGGCATCGCAACAGCTACCTCACCAGCGAGCGCACGCGCGATACCATCCTGGTCGCCGCATGATGCACACCAGCCATGATACGACTGGTCGCGGTTGCGCGACAATACAAAGGTGCCGGCATAACCGCACGCCGGACAGTCACCCCGCCACTGGTTAGGCGCTGTCTGGGTTAGGTCAGACAGGCTGAATTTTTTTCTGGCCTTGTGCGTAAGGGTTGGGTATACAGGCATCCGTTGCGTTTCCTTTCCGTGGTGGGAACAGGGAGCAGACTGGGACCCGGAGGCACGCCAGAGCCTCCGGGTCTTCCTTCCTAGACCTCCGGATTTTTGCAGTCCAGGCCAATCTTTCACAGAACTGCCTCAATCTCCCTGTCTAAATATGGTGTATTCATAGGCAGTTCATTTACTATATTTAGAGCTAGACAATAGCTCCATTTTCGGATTACTATTGCGTCTTCTCAACTACATTAGGGAGAAATAAAATGTTGGCTGCCTATCAGACCTTTCATCAGTATATGCAAACGCGTCGTCGCACAAAGACTACTATGGGTGACTTCGTAGAAGATGCTGTTCACGACAAGCAACTACCAGATGCTCAGACCTGGGACGAACTGGAAAGCTATTTGATCTATAACCATGCCTGCGCTGAGGCCCTTCGTGTAGGTCGCAGATGGTGGGCGAGATACCAAAAACATCTGGCGAAGGAGTAACAATGGCAACCCATCACGGCAGGACCTATGGCTTCGATCTGACCGGCGAGAAAGGCGAAGACGGCACACACCGCTCACTGGCCCGCTTCACCTGCACCAGGTGTCCTGCCATATCCGACGTCACCATCAAGGCCGGCGAGTCTCTGGCCCCCGAAGCCTTCGTCAACACCATGCGGCAGAGGGGCTGGGACGCCCATGCCACACACCGTAACCGCACCCTCTGCCCTGACTGCAAAAGGAACAAGCCGGTCAATGACCCCGACAGCGAAATCAAGAAAATGCTTGCAAAGAACTCCAACATGACAGACACCGCAATCGGCTCGGGTGTCGTGCCATACCGTGATCCTACCATTCCCGAGCGTGCCTCCATCCGCGACCTGCTCAATAAGCATTTCGACGAAATGGATGGCGCCTATCACGACGAATGGGACGACAATAAGATCGCCGAGCAGCTCAACCTGCCCCGCATTATGGTCGAACGCCTGCGCGATGCCGCCTACGGACCGATCCGGGTATCGCCCGAACTCATGAAGATGCGCAAGGTTCAGAATGAGCTTCGGGACAAGGTAAACGATCTGGATGCCACAGCGCGTTCTCTGCTAGATACCATGTTCGAAGACATTACCAAGCTCCGCAAGGAGGTAGAGGCGTTGAACGTGAAGTTGCACAAGGTTGCCTAGGTGGACGACGCTGTCGCCCAGGTTCCGAGCGATGACGACATCCGTGCCCTTGACCTGGGGGCACTGATTTCACTGCGTGTCTGGCTGGCATCCCTGGTCGGCTCGGAACCGGCAAAATACCTGACCACCTACGAGGAAATCCAGGCCGACGCCTTAGCCCTCGCCGCCCTGATCACCGGCAAGGTAGCCCACGAAGAAACCCTGCCGCCGGAACCCGAGTGGGTAGCAGAGGTTGACGACTGGACCGGTGACCGGCTGGATGATCCTGAGGTTGAATACCGCATTCTGCAGCTGATCACCCAGAAGAAGACCGACGACGAAATCTGGGATATCCTGAAGACCGAGTTCACCCTGAAGGACGAATAACATGATGCGCG